AGCAAAATAAATGGATATTTAACTGGAATACAAAAAAGGAGGCTGTGAATAAAAATGATTTCTCATTTTTTCACAGCCCCTTACCATGCAATCATATGACTGCACTATCCATCATAATCAGGGTCAGGTTTCATCCTGATCCGATATCCGAGGGCGAGGTCAATGCCATCTGCCGTGATAGTCGCCACTACCTGAGGCTTCTTTTCGTCTGTTTCTACAATCAGCCTCGTAATTCCTTTAAGTACTTCATCTCCCAGGCAAGTATTGCTGCTTGTCTTTACATTATGATTCATATTGTTCACCTGTTCCTTCCATAAGAAAAGCCCGCCGCCAAAGCAGGGGCTTCAAATTGATTTCAAATATTTGAATACAAGGTGTTACGTCTTTTATCCCCTTCAATAACCTATACGCCTTCTTCATCATGGTATTGTCAGCCAGATATTCCATGCCAGTCAGCGTCATATGGGGATTAATCAAAGCAATATCTGAACCACATTTATCAGTTACAATTTTAATTCCACCGATATATCCGGCTTCAATCAATGACTGAAGGATATTCAGAAATAAGGCATCGCTGACGCCAAAATGGGATGCTGTGAAATTCTCATCATCGAACTCTTCATAGCTCATACAGATTTCGATATACTTCAGAATTCGATATATCAACTTGAAGTTGTCCATTTTCTCAATTCCTCAAACGCTTTCTTTAGCGTTCCTTTATCATCATCTTCAACGATTTCGAATTTCCCAGCGACTTTACTGTCAAGCAATCGAGGTTCGTTGATTAAATATGCGTAACCTTCCTCAGAATCATCTATAATCTGAATCCATGGGGCATCCACACTAACAACTGTATATACTTTATTGTCGGTTAAACTATCCACTCCTTGATTTGGACCAATATATCTTACTTTCATCTACTCACCTTCTTTTCTTTGGAACCCCTTTAACTTTGAATTCAACGTTTTTTCCATTATCAACATTTCTATACCAATGAATGTCAAAAATATATCGGTCAGACTTTATAACACCGACAAGCTTCTGCCACTGATTCGCCATACCCCCGTATTTCTGGGCCAAATTATTGGCTGCTCTTAATTTGGTATTTGCACCACATCCAGCAATGATCTTCTTTGGCTCTACAACCGCTTGCGCTGGAATATATATCTCGTATCCCGCTTTGTCTACTGTAAGTAAACTTTCTGGCAACCCGATTTCTTGTTTCATTATACCAAAAATTTGGTCCTTAACCAACTTTGCAAGCCGGCTTCCCCTTTTTTCAAATACCGGAGAGATATTCCTCGCCTTCTCCATCCATCCTGCCCTGCCGGCTTTCCATTCCTGTTCGCCCTTCACGCCTAGGATGGCCTGCCGGATGTGAAGCGGTTGCTGTTTCAGCCAGGCGTTCCCGCGGTCTTCCACGTTACCAGGCTGCTTTTTGCCCCTCAACTCACTCGCGTACACCGGAGCGTAATGGCAAAGGCAGTGTGGATGAGCCGGATTCACAGGGGCCTGGTCTTTTGGGAAAACTCCTCTACCGAGTTCATAAAGATCCGCATGAGCATACATATCGCAGATATCTTCCGCCGGATGCCGGCTTCCCAGCTTCCACTGATAGGCTGCAACACTATCATCATTTCCATACCTCGCAATAAAAGCATCATACCTGGCCCTGGCCGCTTCAGTCCTGGCAATCCTCTCGGCTATATATCGGCTTTTTTCTTCAATAGCCGATCTGACTGCATTCTGTACAGCCTGCTCACTGCCCCGGTCTATTGTATCCAGAAGTGCATTCAGCGATGTCCGGTAATGATTGTAGGTGCTTCTGTCATCCACCAGGGCATCAGCCTGGGCACGTACCTTGCGAATAGCCCGCTGCAGGTCCTTTGCTTCGGCTTCGGTCAAGTTATCCCTGCTTCGACGTGTCCATTGTACCAACCCATCCATATACTGAGGCAGGTCCTGTTTCTGTACGATACGGCCTGCGTTATATCCATCATAGAGGCTCCGGGCAGTATCTCTTACTGTTTTATTTAAACGTACCTGCTGTTTGACCGCGGAAACAATGGAATCCCGCATGGCTTTACTGGTGCCATGGATCTTTTCAGAAAGTTTCATACCACTTCCATCCCATGGATTGGAAAGCGCTTCAAGCAGAGCTGATGAAGAAAGATTCTGCGCAATATCCTCGCCCAAGGTTACTTCCGCTACTGCCACGATCGCATCAGCGACGTTAGCCTGAAGCCATTCCTCCATACCATATTCCTGAAATGCCCGTCTAACAGCTTCTTCAGGCTTTATCCCCTGTGCCATCAGGGATTCGATTTGTGCCCGAACCTGCTGTCCTTTTGCGCCATAGCGCTTGGAAAAGGCTTTTAACTGCCGCTGCAGCTCATCCATATTTCAATTACTCCTCCCCAGGGCTCCCTTCTGGGTTTGGTGCTTCAGAAGGGGCAAGATTATCCGGTGGCTCGTTATAAGCCGGCTCCGTTCCCTGCTTTTCGATGTCGGCAATGATGGCATCGAACCGGTCAGCCGGCAGCTCCGGCACATAGGCCGCAAGCACCTGCTTGGCCACGTCCACCTTGATCTTGTTTGTCAGCTGCATATCCAGAACGGCCTGGGCGTTCTTAAGCTCCGTGGCCACGTCCGTGATGCCAAAATCATCAGGATAGACTACTGTATAACGAAGGTCCGTGCCCATCCATCTAGATACAAGGGCCATGATTTTTCGTTCTGCTAATGCGCAGCGCTTTGCAAAAGTAGATAGCTTCTGATTCGTCCGCTCAAATTCCCACTGTCTGGAAATCCCGCTGGCTTCCTGTTTGGTAGTCGCAGCAAAAGTCAGGCCAGCGATCCGGTACATATCCTCCACCATGGATTTTATCTGGGTCTGTATAAGCGATGCAGGATCACTGGGCGGATAAATAAAGCCTGGCTGGAAACGCACGGAATCTCCATCATAGCAGAGAGCATTATTATTCCCGATAATCAGGTCAGATGCCTCTTTACTTGGGAAAGTAAGAAGCGGAAATGTCTGGTTCCGCAGTATTTCTGTAAGCCAGGAGCAATGATTGTATAAGGAGCAGGCAATTCCTGCAACTGGATACAATTCAGGCGTCGGATTAAGCTCTCCATTTTTTACTTTCTGGCTTGGAAACCAAACAACCGGTACTTCTCCCAGGTTATGGTCCCCAGATGATACCAGCCGCCCATTCTCGTATACAGCCCATCGCTGAGTATCGAAATACACGGTCCGTTCTTTATCATTCCCCATCGTACTGGTTACAGCCGTATCCCGAAACTTGATAGAAAGCACCCTGCCGTTTTTGTCAATGCTCACTCCTTCTACCCGGTCAGGATCCAGCGTATAGGCATAAGGGAATTTCCGCTGTGCCAAAGCATCCCCTATGGATACCGGCAAATCCATGGATTGGAAATTTTCGACAACAATAAAGACAGCTCCATATAGTTTAGAAGAAAGAGCTGCCGACTGCATGAAGCTGTCCATATCATTCCCCGCGCCGTCCACATCCGACAGAAAGGCATCTGCCACCGGACCGGCAGGACCGGACCAGTCCCGTAAAGGCTTTCGTTTAAATATGGGATCTACCAGCGCATTCACAATCAGGGAAAAATGGTTCAGATAGTAAGATGTCTGCTGACGGTCCAGGTAGTTTTCATTTGTTTCTCTCTTATGGGGAATCAGATACGGACCACGGTAACCGCCGTCGCCATAATAGGAATCTCTCATCAGCCGGTACATATTCCCATTGGGATTCAGGTAAAATTTTTGTTCACTCATGTTAAGCCTCAATAATCAAATCTGGCCGTACGAATCATTGTCCGTACAGGCATAACGCCACTGCAGCCATAACGGACAGCATCAATAGCATGGTTATTTCTATCCGGATAGGCGCTGATAAACTGTCCCTGCCTGTTTCTCTCATACTCATAGCAGGAGAACTCTTTATACGTATTGGGGCAACGCCGTTTATCTATAAATATATGGTTCAGTCCTTGAAGCCACTTGATGCCATACTCGACGCTGTCCGGCCCCTTTGGAGCTCCCACGGTATTCATTCCAAGGCTTCGCATTTCCTTGATAGACTTTGGTTCTGCAGAATCACATCTTACAATCTCCCCTGGAAGGATAATTTTATCAATTTTTCGCACGGCCTGCGGATTCGTCAATTTCTGCTCATAGATTTCATCCCAGATATACAGGTCCTGCCGTTTCGCATCAAAATGCATGGCGACAAAAGCCAATGGGTCCACGGCGAAGCCGAAGTCAAGTCCAAAATTCCTGCGGTCAAACTGCTCGATCATCGCATCAGTCATTTCAAAGTTAACTACATTGTCAAAAACAGCCCCGCCGGTACCCGTAACTTCTCCCAGATACTCATGGCGGTAGGCCATTTCATTTCTTGCTTTTAGCTTCTCAGCCTCAAGAATGAACTGCGGGCCAAGCCATTCCTGAGGGACCTGCAGATAGTTGGAATGATGGATAAGTCTGTCGGGGTCATCGTATATCTGCTCTTCATTTACCCAGGCATCTCTCGACTTAGGAGGGTTAAAGGAACAGAATTCCCAATACCTGGGGCCGCCTCGCAGCATAGACTGATTCAGATTACGAATTTCTCCCATGCCATCAAATTGGTCAAGTTCTTCGAACCACACGATTCCTACATATCCGAAGGCAGGGCGGAAAGATTTCAGCTTCGTTGGGTCATCATCGCCATAGAATTTAATCTGCTGCCCCGTATGTTTCAATATGATTTCCGGCGGGCTGACTTTGTAATGGAAAAAGCCCGTCAGTCCCAACTCACGAATAGCCCATAGAATCTGTGGGTATACGGATCCTTTGATGGTATTCCCCACTTTACGAATTACCACCACATGGCATTCCGGGTGCCGGAGCATAAGGATAGGAATCATCAGGCTCACGAAGGATGACTTCGTGGACCCTCGGCCGCCCTTCATCCAATAGTAGGTATGGCCATGGCTCATGATGTCGTAGAAGACCTCGTCAAAGGCAGGGCTTACGAAACCAGCGATATTAATGTCCATCCTTCGGCCTCCTGTCGAACGTGAAATTGATGTGCAGCGCATCACTCGGGGCGGTTTTCATTTCGTTCACTTCAGCCTTCAGCTTTTCTTTCTGGAGCTTCAGCAGTTCCCCATCCCCATCAAGGCCATACCGTTTCGCCAGTTGCTTGGCCGCATCCAGCCTGTCATGGGCGCCAATCTGCTTCTGCAGGGTCCTTGCGGAGCTTACCCCTTCGCCCTCACCTTCGACCACTACCACTTCTTCTTTGAGTTCGCCCCGAAGGGCACTTGTAAGGAATATCATGACCTCTCTGGCATCAGCAACGCGGGCATCTTCGATTTCCTTCAGCCTGGCATCGATAGCCGCTTTAATACTAGGCTTCGCAAGGTTCTCGCTCCCTTGCGGGTTCGGTTTCTTGTACCCGGCTTTTCTTGCCGCTCCCGTCGCATTTCCTGTTTCAATATAGAAATCGACAAACCTCTGCTGCTTCACCGTAAGCCCATTAGCCATTACATCCCCACCATCTCTTTTTTACGCATAAGAAAAGCACCCACATCTGTAGGTGCCTGTTTACCTCTGCCGGGTTCCCGCTTTTCATCACGGCCCGGCTTAACTAAGGAGGAGACTCAGGACAATCGACGATTTTACCTGAATTTCACACTATCATAATATCACATTTTCTTTGGAACTAATAGGAACTCTTTTTCCAGATCCTGCAATGCCCATCCATGGAGCTTTGTGATCCATCGGAGGGAGAAGTGCATATCCATGGCAATCTGTTCCCACGACTGACAGAGGATGTAGTACCGATAAAGCACACACCTTTTGTACTCGTCCGGTTCCTTGTCTATCAGCACCTCGGCCTGTTCCTTCATCTCCTTACACGCATCCCACTTTCTGTTCACTTTATCCGCCTGGGATTCCATCTTCTCAAGGACTTCCTCCAGTGAGAATATGTGATTGGTCTGGACCTTTTCCCCGAAGCCTGGGCTTGAAATATTGACCATCCTTAGCCTCAGCTCTGACAGTTCCTGTTCATACATCAGCAGCACGCTGTTCTGCCTTCGGACTTTATTCAGAAATTCTTTTACAGTCATGCATGGCCTCCTTTACCTGTTTCCTGGCCCAGGTCATCGGCCAGTTCGTATCCATTCATCTTCAGGTAGAACCGCACAGCCTTGATGCAGAGGAATCCGTTCTCTGCCTGTTTCTTGTTCTTCAGCTCTCGGGCTTCCCGCCGGAAATTGGCCAGTACCCTTTCAAATGTGGGATCCGGGTGCCTGGCTGCCCCGCTTCCCAATCCATGCTTACCCATCCTGCTCCTCCATCCAACCACGAATCATCTTTTTGAACTTCTCCCAATCCATATTGACGATTTTCCTCACCGGGTAATTCCTTTTGGGCTTCCAGCAGGCCTTATACAACCGCCGCCGGAGATCCCTGCGGTCCGGCCGCTTGCAGCTCCTCCTCACCGGCCATCACCTCCCGCCTTCTCCTTCGGCTTCACAAGGAAATACCCTTTGGAGCGATACTCGGCCAAGAGCTTCTTATGATACTTCAGGGCCATGGTCATGGATTTCCCCTCCTTCTGGATCCCTGTAGTTCCTCTTCCCTGCCATTCCGGAAAGAATGCAGGCGGAAAGCACAATGCTGGCTATGCAGCTTCCCGTAAAGGCTCCCAGAATAAATACAACCAGCCCTGCTCATTCTCTTTCCCTCGCTTTCTTGAAAAGAGCTATCCAGTCCATGGCATCCATAGTGACCTTCCAGCCCTTCCCGCTTCTCCGATGTACGACAATGGGGATGCCGCCATCTGTCTTTCCGGCATCCCGCCTGCTCTGGTCCAATGCGTCATCGATATTGAGATGCTCCACCCGTTTCACCTCTATGTGGATCCCCGGCACGCCTCGGACATCCGCTGCTCCTTCGGGATTGTTCCCGCAGTACTGGGCCGTCCTTTCTGCCGTCGAAAATCCGGCATCACGGAAGAGCCGTACCACCTCTAGCTCTCCCCGCTTCCCTTTTTGCTTGCTGTTAATCGACATATTTCTTCCCTTCCTTGACCTTTTCCGCCGTCTTCCTCCCCCTTAGAATGGTATGTCTTCATCAGGCGGGCCCATGACTCCATCCTGAGAACTTACTGTCTGCTGTGTCGATCCCTGCTGGAAGTCGCTGAAAGTTGTCTGCTGCGGAGGCGGAGGGGTTGGCTGTCCGAACTGTGAGGCGTTGAACGTTCCCTGCTTGCCGCCGCCCTTTGCTGTCCCGTAGGGACTGCCAGGGAGGACCAGTGCAACCTGCTCCGCCACGACCTGCGTGAAATATTTATCCTTCCCGAATCCGTCCTTATATTTCGATGTCTGGAAATTACCGCGAACCAGGACCCTGCTCCCTTTCTGCAGCTGGTCACCGCAGGATTCAGCCAATGGGCCCCATACCTGGACGGGGACCCATTCAGTGAATTCCTTGCCATTGCTTTTATGGCTGGCCGCTACCGTGAATTTACACATTGGCCGTCCGGTATTGGTGAATTTCACCTCCGGGTCCCTTGCCAGGTTCCCCGTGATAAAGCACTCATTTTCTGATGTCATGATTCTTCCTCCTTTTCCACACCTTGTATAACTTCATATGCTTGTAGAACGGCATGAGGCAGATGGCCCTGCCGAAGTTTATTACCCGCCTTTTCATTTCCCGGCGGCCCATGGCAGGCTTGAGAATTTGCTGCCGGATGCCCCGGCTGATGATTGCAAAATCCCTTTTGCGCCGGTACCCTGCCCTTTTCTTCCTGAATGAAACCATCTCACTCCACCCTCTTATAACGATTGACCGTAGCCTCTGCCGACAGCTCAATCATCTTGAGGCAGATTCCGAAGGCCATAGACATACCGATGTACATCCCTTTAAAAGATTTTGGATAATAATCAGCCGACCCTGCTTCTGCAGATGCTTCCTCCATTTCTTTCAGCATTTCTTTCAAGTGCACCAGCTCCGGTGCCGCGATAGTCTTAAGAATTTTCTGTTCCATATTTTCCTCCTCCGTAAGATTTTCCATCCATGGACTGCAGGATCTTTGCCTTTTCTTCCTCATTCGGCTCATTGAACCGATTCTTGATAGCTTTATTTTCCTCCCCATGGAGCATTGCCCATCCATTCATGGCTTCCTGAAAAGCCACCGGATCCCCTGGGAAATCCTCCGGTCTGGGCGGCGGTATACCTTTCGGCAGCTCCCTTGGCGGCTTTGGGTACCTCACCGGCTGGATAGAAGCGGCCGGCTGCTTCAGTTCCCAGAAACGGTTCCACTTCCTGCCCGTTGACTGCCTCACGATAGCAATGGCCCTGGCAATATCCCCACCGGAAATCTCCATCAGCTGCCGCAGCAGTTCCGGCAGGTCCTTATCGCTCACCGGCTTGCCATTGGCCCTCCTCATATCCGCCCACTCCACGAGGGCCGCGGTCAGCTCCGGGGTTTGATGGTGGGTTTCAAAAGAATTCAAAATTTTCAAAAGAGAGGGAGGGGCTCCCTTCTTATCCTCTAATCTTCTAATCTTCTTATCTTCTTATCTTCTTGATTATTGTTGGGTTGGTCTTGGGTTGGGCGTGGGTGCCCCGTGGGTTGGTCTTGGGTTGGGCGTGGGTTGCCCTGTGGGTTGGCCTCTGCCCTGTTACCCTGATATTTCTCCCAATTTACTATATGAATGAGGTGTCCATTGTGGGTTGCCTTGTGGGTTAAAAATCCCAATTTTTCAAATCTTACTAGTGAACTTCGCACCGACTGCCGTGTGACCCTTGCCCGGTCCGCGAGGTCGCGGGTAGAAATAAAAACCTCCCCCGGCTGCAAGGTAAACTCACGCCCCAGCACATCCCACTTGTATGGAGTCCATGTCACGAGCAGAAGGACCGTGATAAGGACCTTGAATTGTGCCGGGGTAGAGTTGGAAAAGGCAGGGTCATCCAACATCTTCTGGTACAGCTTCACCCATCTGCCTTCTGCCATGATGGCGCCTCCTTATTTCTTCTGATCAGGAGCATCGGCCGGGAATGGAGCATCAGGTTCCAGCTGCGGGCTTTCCGGCTGCGGTTCCGCATCGATGGTGTAGGTCTCATCCGGTTCATCCTGCATGCTGTCGGAAAGGTGAGACTTGATGGTCTCATCGGTTGCTACAGCTTTCACAAAGTCGGTGGCAATCGGCGCATATTTTAGCGCCTTCTTCAGCACTGTCTTCTTTGCCATTTCGTCGAAATCGGTCTGCCATGGGCCATTCCGATAACTCTTAGATTTCTTCTGCGCAAATCCCAGCACATCCTCTTTACTCATTACCTCAAACCCGTAGCCGCCAGTCTTGGTGTGCCATACAGCATAGTACATGGTGACCGGGCCGCGGTTGCTCATGGCCGGGATGTGCTTCAATTTCGGTTCAAGGCCCAGTTCGTATTCAAACTCGTCGTTTTCATGAACTTCATGCGCCTGGATATCCTTGATTTCTCCGGAGCGGTACGCCAAATCCAGCAGGCCTTTATATCCAAGCTGGAACTGGCAGACATTGCCATACGGGATCAGATATGCCTGGCCAACAGGGGTATTCGGTTCAAGGCCCAGCTGAGCGGCCTGCATCATTGCGCCCAGGAAAGACTGTGGGGTACACTGCTGTAATTTAGGCGTGCTGGACAATGCGGTAAATACCATACGGGTAAAGCGTTCCGGAGTGATTACAGACGGAAGCGCCTTTTTGATTTCCGGTTCCATGGCCTTGATGAGGCCTTTCAGAGACGTATCCTTCTGCTGCATTTCCTGCATCTGGGGGACTGTCAAGTACTTTGTGTAAATTTCTTCTATTAAATTAAAATGATCCAATCAAAGTGCTTCCAAGTCCTCCGGCAGAACGCGGTC